CAATTCGTAGCTTTAATTCCTAGAGGTAGAACTGGAAGATCATCTTGAGTTTGTGGATTTACAATTGTATCTCTACAATTTGAAAATGGGGTCTGTGAAGACCCATACAATGAAATGTATCCAAGGGAATCATCAGCTCCACCAAAAGCTCCGAGTGCTCCGATAGCACCTAAAACATTAGTCCAATCATCTGACGATGGAAACTTTACTCCACCAAAAGGATCCCAATCGGAGACAAATTCGCATTTTAACGAATCGCAACTCAAGAAACTTAAAACTTGATTTAAGATATTTAAAGCTCCATTTACAGCAGAAAGAATATCACTTACTCCACCAGTTAACCACTCTAATCCAGAAAATAGTGGAGATAACGCATCATCTGCAAGTTCTGAAATCTTAGCCAATGCTGCAGCTGTTAGTTCTTCTGCAGCACAAGTTGGTACGCTGGGTGATTTTCCTATTAGATTCTTGAATGCTCCACATAAAAACTCTGAAAGTAAGTCAAATATTTTTTCAAAGATACAAAAAACGATATCCATTATGCCCTTTCCAGCTTTCTCTGCAACTGGTTTTTGTGGTTCTGGGAGAGTAATTCCAAATATACTTAATAGGTCTCCAATTAAAACCATTATATTATCACGGACACCATTTATAACATATTTCAGGATAGATGCCACAGTTTTTGCAAGATCGCAAGCTAAAAATTCTAGATCTTGAAGACTTAATATCGTGTTAAAAAGTGGATCTATGAATCCTTTGACTGTACTTTCAAGACGATTGATTAGGTTAATGAAACTTTGCATCGCTGCAATTATTTTGGATATTACATTATCTCCACAACCATTTTCTCCCTTAACAGGTGGTTGAGCATCTATTTTTTTATAAATTGAATTTAAACTTTGACTATAATAATATAACTGATCAGTTGGAAGATTGGGACTTCCATAAACAGAACCTACATCACCACTTGTATCTAAAGAACTAGCTGTAAATGCAGATTGTGTTGAAGCTTGAGCAGTTGTTTGTGCTAAAGTTGAATCTGGAGTTGGAGTTGTTGTATATAAATTTTGAACTGAAACTTTAGAAGCTGCCACAGTTGAATTGATCTGATTGTCAATTGCATTGTTATTGGAAGTTACAGATACTCCTGGTCCGTCTGTAATTGCTTTTAATATTCCTTTTAAAGTTCCTGGTATTTGATCTTTAATTCTAGTGGAACCTTCACCAATAGCTTTTTGTCCAGTGAAGTTATTCCACTCATCCTTACCAACATTATCATCATTCTGCGTCTTCTTATTTCTATAGAAACAAGACATTACAACTGGTTGTTGGGACTCTTCCCCATCAAGGAAAAATCCAAATACTGCTTCACCACCAAGTAATTTGTGAGTTTTACCCAAACCTCCTTGTGCAGGTGCTCCATCCGAAGCACTTGTCAGAACATGGGCCCAAGGTAAGTCATCATCTGGCAAATCATCAGTATTAAAAGTATGATAACCAACAATTCTTACTTTGCATCTATATGCCCAAGCGTTCCCTTCAGTATCTTCATCTACTCTTGAATACTCATTACGCCAAACTTTAGGATCGGCAACTTGACCAATCCACCAAACGAATCCGTCTTTACCAATAAAATTGGATTTTAATAGGGATTCTTCAATCATTGTACATTCTACATTCTGGTGCTGATGGATTCATATCACAATATAGTTCCAACGAATTTGGAGTTTTAGTAACTTCTGGATGTCTTTCTTTGTATAATTCCAACAATTCCAATTCCGCTTCAGTATGACGACGAGATTGTGCAGAAATTAGAGGATTGTCCAAAATGGACTTATCTTTAGCAATATGTGCGTCTATGTTTTCCATAGTAATTATTAGTATAAACCGTATGAATCTCTTATGAGTTTTAACGCTGTTACCACTTGACCCCCCTCAAAGTGATGTCTCAATTCTTTAATTAAATATTTACCACTTTGTTGTTTTTCCGATTCGCCGCCACCATTAGATGTACTTACATCTTGGAATTCGGCATTTATAATAGAACCAACTCTGAGGGATATGTTACAGGGTACTATCATATTTAGTGACTGGGTGAACAACAAATTATAACGAGAAAAAGATTTTGCCATATCAGTAGTATCTCTTCCACTGTTGGCCTCTTTATTACTTGGATCTAATGTTCCACTGTCAATTGTTCTGTATAAAATTCTTGTTGGACTAGAAGAGAATCCTTCGGGAGCAAGTACATCTTCAGTTCCCAATTTAGATTTAACTTCTTCAGAAATCTTGTAAGTGTACTTAGCAAACTTATTATTATAAAGATCAAAAGTATAAGTTATATTTGAATATAATCCGACTCTCAATGATTTCATTAAATCTGTATTTTTTTCTAGACTGTAATTTAAGATTGTGAAATCATTCTTCGGAGATCCAGCTTCTACAATTTGAGTAAAGGTGTATGTTGGAATATTTTCTTTATCATTACTTCCAACTTGACTTTTAGTTGGAGATACTAAGGTTTCTATACTTCTAAAATTGAAACCATCTTTATTTTCATAGAACATATATCCAGCAACACCTTTTCCAGAAGAACCACTTGTACCAGATCCACCACTAGATGTAGATGGAATTGCTTTAGGTCCTAACCAAGTTAAAATGTGAAATGGTTTTTTCAATGTTCCAATAAAACTATAAGAATTTGAGGTTTTTTCAATATTTTCTTTCTTATATTTCTTTGTTGCGAGAACTTTATCTAAAATATCCGTAACGTGTTGATCAATTGTAGCTTTTTTATAATTCCTGTTAACTCTAATGGTCTCATTACTTAGAGCTTCTCTTGAACAGAGATGAAGAGCAAATGTTTCAGTAGTACCATCCGTAACTAGATTTCCAACTTTATAAACATATAATGCATAATCATCAATAAGTTCAAAATCTCCATTTGAGGTACTTAGACTAATATGTAATTTTTCTCCGCCCCTAATTGGAAGACCATTGAATATTGAGTAACTTGACGAGATTACCATCGTTGCAGTTACACACGGAGAAAGAAGATCCTCATAATAGTCTAAGGTAACTACGGAAGATGACAAATCAATCTTTTTATTTCCATCTGAGGAAAAAATAGTTAATTCATTATATTTAAAACTAAGTACCGCTTCTGACATATGTTTATGCTGAGGATAAGTTTGTTAAAAGAGCTGTGCTAATAAAGGTATTTAATAACTCACTTGATGATGGTCCAGTGCTATTTACCGTATTTTGTTGAGGTGGAGCACTTGGTGTAGGTGATTGCGAAGGTTGTTCCTGTGAACCTCCCGATCCCATCATTATAGGTACGATTACACTTTGACCACTCTTTCCTACAATAGTTGGTTGATTGTAAGTTGTATATTGTGAAATCTGACTGGGCCCAGTTAATTGTTGTGTTTGTGGAGGAGCTGCAGAAGCCATTGCCATTAAAATATCTTTAGAACTTTGAGTTCCAGAACTTGATACTTTTGTTTCTTCTGATGTTTGTGTAGTTGATTGTGGTTTAACTGTAGGTACTGTTGGGGTTTTTGGAGTAACAGTTGGTTGTTGTTTCTTCTCCCCATCTTTCTTCTGCATATCACCAGAATCTTTTGAAAACTGTGATTGTTTTTGTAAATCTTTTTTAGATTCTTCTTTTTTGGGTTGTACTTTAGGTACACCAGACTTACTTGCTTGTAGGTATGGTAGGGGATCAATATAATTTCCACGAGTATCTTTACGCATATAATGAAGGTGAGTGTTCCCTCCATCAGGAGCAACGGTAGCTATCTTATCTCCCGCTTTAACTTTATCTCCAGGTTTTACGTTTGGTTTTGTGTGGCCATAAAGACCCTGTTGACCGTTATCGTATTTTATGATAACGGCTCCACCAACTGCACCATATCCAGATGAATAGGAATCTAAAACAATTCCAGAACGAGAAGCAACAACAGGTGTATTTGGATCTACTCCGATATCTTGAGCATTATGTTTTCTTGTTCCACCATCTCTAGAAGCATTAAAAGATCCGCCCCTAGAAGTAATACTGGGTCTACCTCCAACTAATGGGAATACTTCTTCACCTGTTCCAGTTGTAGTAAATTCTTTAGCATCTGGATCTCTATAATCAATTCTATCTTCTTTCATTTCTCCTTGTTCCCATTCCGTAGAAACGGAACTTTCGTCAAAACTTCCAGAAGCAATATTTTTTGATAATCTATCAAACTGTGCAACTACCCCATCAAATTTATTCATTACTTCGGGCAAAGTAAGTTGACCAACTGCAGCAGCACGAGCTCTTTGTTCCCTTTCTTTCTGTTTGAGTTTTTCCTTTTCCTTACTTGTTAAATCTCCACCAGCACCAGTTGCAGATTCATAAACTCTATCAGCAGCATAACCACCAAGGAAGTTTCCTGCCATACTTCCTATGACAAATCCAAGTCCAGGAACAGGAATTAATGTCTGTCCAATAACTCCTCCAAGTAGACTTCCAGCAAGAGCACCCCCTGCCCCAGCTGCAGACTTACCAACACTCTCGCCTTCTTGAAGTCCAGTTGCAAAATCAAGTCCAGCAAATAATGCATTTGCGATTCCTAATGCTTTAATTCCACCAAATTTTAATTTCCCACCTTCCACCATTGGTTTTTGTGGTTTAACATTTGGGTTCTCACCACCTTTACCACCTTTACCACCGAAGAAATTACCAACAAATCCAGCAACATCTAATGCACCACTTGCAAGACTGGATAGTAAATTTCCAGCACTACCAAAAGTAGATGCAATATTTAAGTTTGCTAACTTGGAAATCTTATCTTTTTTTGGTAATGGGTTTGATTTTAAGAATTTTGTTTCACGGGACATTGTTCCCAGAAACGAATTGAAAGAACCTTTGGTTTTCGCAATAGAAGTTGAAGGACTATTGAAGTTAACAATATTATTAAAGGCTGAACTTAATGGGGACTTTTTAATTTGAGCCATTATACAATATTATACGTTAATTTTGAGTATAATGTAAGGTAATTATTACCATTAGTTGAGTTTATATTTGGTATACTCGTTCCTTGATCACTCATAATTGGTCTTTGAGATACAGCAGCAGGTTTATTTTGTTGTACTTGTTCTCTACTTGAAGCATCTATTGGAACAATCAATGATTTTGATGGTTGATTAGCTCCTGGTGTTTGTGCAACTTGTTTTGATACCTCCTGTGCAGTTGTTGATTGTGATGGAGCTGCAGATACTTTTGATTTTTCTGCAGTAATTGATGGTTTTTTCGTTTCAATTGCTGGTAACCCAGATTGTTTTTGTAATACAGCTCTTGCAGCATCAGCTCTTTCTTTTTGTTCTCTTGGACCCTGATCCCTAGGTTTTTCATATCTACTCAAAATAATATAAGATGCTTGATCTATAGTCCCAGAAGCCTTTAAATCTTTTAATAGTCCAGATTTGTCAGTACTCAATTCTGTAACTAAAAATCCATAGTTAATTTCATCTGTTAGTGGTTGTTTATCTGGATCAACTCCATTATCTTTTGCATATTTGTATAATCTTTTTTGTCTTCCCGGATCTGTCCATTGAGCCCACCCGTAACCAATGCCCTTTTTCATTGCTTCTGGTAACAATCCACTTCCAGAACCCTGCATTTGAGCGGGATTTAATTGAGAACTTTCATTCAATAAATTTCCAACAATAGCAGAAGCTTGGAAATCGGATATTCCCAAATCTTTCTGAAGTCTTTGTGCAATTTGAGCTCCTTTTTCAACTCCTTTTCCTGTGAACTCTCCTGGAGTTGGTGTCGGTAGATTTTTATTATCATTTGATGGTGCTGGTTCTTTTCCTGGCGCAAGAGTTTGTTTTTGTTTATTTTCACCGGGTTTAAAGTTTGCAATTGCGGCAGAAAATCTGTCTAAAATACTATTGAATTTATCTAATATTGGTCCAGAAAGTCCCCCAGATTGATCTCCCATTGGTGTAGGAGCAACGTCTCCACCAACATCTGCCATTCCACTTACAACTTGAGATCCTAAAGCACCAGCTGCAACGACACCTCCACCAATCAAAGCAGCTTTACCAAATTTACTCGCTAATCCTTTGGGAGCCGCTCGTCCTAGGACATTGGCTCCTGGAATGTTCACATCTAAATTAAGTCCCCCGCCTGATCCAGATGCAGTGGGTAAATTTGATAATTGCTCTACAATTTTGATGATTGTTTTTCTTATAACTTTTGCAACATCAAAAGTTTCTTGGAATACTTTTCTGAGAGATTCTAAGTTATCACCAAGAGTTTTTATATTTTTTCTGTTTCCAAGGAATTGAATAAATCCTAAAGCATCTTTATATAAACGTAGGAAATTATTAAGAACATTATTTGGTCTATCTGATTCAAGTTGGGCAAGTTTTCCTTTATAATCCGTTGATATTGTTTGAAGGGTATTATTTACTATATTAACTACGTTTTGATTGATTGATTGTAGTTTACCTTCTACATTGTTTAAGATATTGGTTGATAGGGTATTGATTATGGAACCCAAATCTGGAACCCTTGGTGCAACAGTTCCCGCACCTCTTCCAAATCCTACAATTTTATTTGCGGCACTGGAAAGAACTCCTTGGCCAAGGTCAGATCCACCAGTAATAAAATTGGTCGCAGCACTAACTGATACCGGTCTCTCGTTAACAATTGCTCCTGGATTTAGTGCTGATTTAATTGCCACGGTTTGCTGCCTGTTGTGCCTTTATGTTTTCTTCCTCAATATGTTGTTTCAATAATGCCAGATAGATATCTCTCTCCCAAGGCATTAAGTTTTCAATCTCAGTCAAAGAGTATTTATGGAACTGTATCAAAGCAAAGTTTATCCTATAATATGACTCCAACTCAATGTGGGCCATAATTAGGCGAAAAAACTAGTTAATCCCTCCAACGTAACACTATTTTCTACTTTAGTTTTTGGATTGATAACTGTAAAGGTATGGGAAAGTTTTGGCATCGTTTCAAAAAACTGTTCAACCTTTTTGAATTGATCTGCATTCATACTTTCAATAAAGTCAATAAGTTCTTTCTTAGTACAATCTGCAGCTGCCCAAGCTTCTTCTCCCGAAAAAACTGATTCCATACAAGATGAAATAATATCAAATGACTTTTCAATCGCAGAAACGGATTCCTGAGAAGAGAAGTCAAAATTATTTTTAATGAATTGATCCAACGACGGATACTTCATTTTAATAATAATTTGGTCGTCAATTTTAATTTCCGATGAGTGTTCTGGATCTTTTTGTACTTTAATTTCATCCACATAGATCTTTACTGGAACTTCCGTTTCTCCATCATCAGAACAAGTAATGATAAGATCAATTGCTTCTCCAATTGATTTACCACGAACATTCAAGAAAATGTACTCAATATCAAAAGAGGGCAAATCTTCTACTTTAATTCCCTTAGTGATAATGCAATCTTTTAATACGGATTTGATTGCAAGAGTAATTTGTTTTGGATCTTGACTCTCAAGAGCAAGAATAAGAATCTTTTCTTCCTTGACTAGAAATGGTCTATATTTAATTAGTTTTCCTGTTGAAGGCAACTCAAGTTCATAAGTTGGCGTAGCAATCTTAGGTAATGGCATTGAAAATTATGTAATCAGTTAAAATTATTTAGATGGTATTTTAAAAGTATTTTAATTATGGATAATAGTCCAATCCATTATTTTGACCATACGCAGCATTGTTATAATTGGAATTGTCTCCAGAGGTTGCTGGTTGAGTCAGTAATCTGTTTTGTCCATCTGCAGTTGTATCAGATTGTGAAGGATTGTTGTTAAGAATGGAAGTTCCCGTATGTTTTAGAGTCACGTAACGATCATAGTTGAATGTAACCGTTGTTTTTGTAATCGTACTTCCCTCATAAGTAACTGGAAGTGCGGTCAAATTCACTGGATATGCATTTATCAGTCTATAAGTTAAAAATGATGGAGATTGTCCAGTAGGATTCAATTCTGGATCTAGTACAATATCTCTTTCAAATTTAGTTATTGCAATAGTTCTTTTATATGTGTTTGGGTATCTAAATCTATAAAATTGATTTGAATCAAATTGATCTACCTGTCCACCATAGTTTCCACGAGTAAGTCTTCCACTGGGACTTCCAGCCAAAGGTTCTTTATAAAGTGGATTAATAAAATTCATCCATTCTTCAAATAAACGAATAATTCCATATTCGGAATCAACATAAAATGTCATTGTAACTGGATCAAAAACTCTTCTACTAGCAAAGGTTTCTGTAAGTGCTTGTCTACTGCCTACTTCTTCTGATGTACTAAGAGATGATCCTGGTAAAGCAGTCTCATTACACATAAATTCATACTTAAGTCCTCTATTATCTCCCAAAATTCCACAACTTGCTAACCAAGCATTTAAATCTGTGTCTGGGTTTTGTCCCCCACCATTGTCTCCAAAATATAAGGTAACTTTGAATTGACTTGTTTGGGATAATTTATCAAATATATCTCTTACACTAGGAATTGATCCCCTACCGTCGTTAGTCCCTCTTGGACTAGTCATTCTTACATAAAGAGGATCGATTCTATATGGATTATTAAAGTCTGGCTTAAACTTATTAGCCATCTATAAATATTTCTTAAGGATTATATACTATGTATAATGGCTTATAAGGGAAAATACCGTCCACAAAATCCTAAAAAGTATAAAGGTGACCCCGCAAACATCGTATATCGTTCTTTGTGGGAACAGAAGTTTATGCGATATTGTGATCTAAATGAGAATGTAAATCAATGGCAATCGGAAGAATTTTTTATTCCATATCGTTCACCATTAGATAATAAGATTCATAGGTACTTTCCAGACTTCTTCCTCAAGTATACTGATAAAAACGGTAACAAAAGAACTATGGTTGTTGAGATCAAACCAAAGAAAGAAGTAGAGATGCCAGAACAAAATCCTTCAAGACGAACAAAGTCCTGGGCATATCGTGTTCAAACTTGGGTAGTTAATCAAGCAAAATGGGAAGCAGCAAAAGAATATTGTGCAGATCGTAATTATGAGTTCAAGATTATGACAGAGGATGATTTGTATGGCTGATCCAATTTACCAACCCGGAAAAGGTATTGGCGATAAGATACTAAAAGATGCAGGAAAGAAGAACCGTAGTGGAGATTGGTATACTGGTCAATTAAAAGATGAATTAGAAAAATTACAAAAACCAGACAAAGATGAAGAAGATACTGGTGGAATATCGGTTGGGTGTTTATATTTTTTTGGATATTCCGCACAATCAAAAGGATTGAAGTTTTATGATCGTCAACCTCTATCATATATCACAGACATTAACGTATCTCAAGGATACTTCATTGGTATTAATTTGCATTATGTGAATAGACAATTTAGAGAAGGGATTGCGAAAAGTCTAATAAATAAGGGAGATACCGTAGGTGTACCTCGTAATACTATTCATCGTTACTTCTTTTCTGGCGTCGGTGGAGGATTTTTAAAAGTCCCAGAAAAAGATTGGCCCTCCATAGCATTATTACCAACTGAAAAGTTTGTTGATAATAGAGGACAACCCTTCCCCAATCACAAAGCCTGGAGTAAACCCTAAGTGGCATATCAAACTTTAGATAAATCTATCACCACTATTAATGGGGTTCCGTATCAGTTGGACTATGAACCCCAAACTGGATTTGTTAAAGTTATTCAGGTAAATGCTCCAACAGGAACTCAACCAATATTTGAGAATGGTAGATTCTCAGGCACCATATTAGATACTCCTATTCCTTATTTTCAACAAGTTGAAATTTATCCTACAATTCAATCCAAAGTAAGAAATGCATATAATAGTGGTGGCGGAGCGGGTAAGAACTTAAAACTTCAAAAATGGGCAGAATTACAGAATCAAGGTAAAGCTCCTGGTGTTGTTAATACTGATCCAAGTAACCCGGTTTCTGGAAACAATGCTGGTGGAGGAGGTTCTGGATCTGGTGGACTTTGGGACGCAGTTACTCAAAGTACTGAGTATATTAAAAGTTTTGATAGTGAGGGAAAGAAATTTGGATATCCTGGAGAAAAGATAGAGGGTGATTTAATATATCCCATAGATATGAAAACTAATATTCAAGATCACTTGGTAATACAACAATATAGATATAGAGCACCAAATAAGGAAGCTTTATTCGGTGGATCTGCAACAGATGATTTTAGTAGGGTTGGTTTACTTGGATTGACCAGAAACAGTGATTTTAGTGCAGGCAAAGAAAAATTAATGGCTACCGTATTTCTTCCTATGCCCAATACGGTATCTGACTCAAATAGTGTTGGTTGGGGTGGAGAAGGGTTGAATAATATTTCTGCTGCTTTGGCGGCATATGTTCAAGATCCGATAAAAGCGGGCAAACTGGCGGGATTTGGTGCGGTAGGTGGCGAATTTGCTGCCTGGGGAGTTCTACTTGCAGATTTAACTAAAAACAATGCAATTGGACCAGAACTTACGGCTCAAATTGGTGCTATGCTTCAATCAAAAGCAATAAAAAGAACTGGACTACAAGTTTCTCCCGAAACTATTTTTTCTAGAGGTGCTGGAATTGTTCCAAATAACAACTTGGAACTTCTTTTTACTGGTCCAACGTTAAGATCATTTACTTTTGATTATAGAATGACTGCAAGAAGTGAACCCGAAGCAAAAAGTATCCGAAAGATTATACGTTCATTTAAACAAGGAATGGCTCCTAAGAAATTAAATTCTGTATCGGGAGCTCCATCATATTTCTTGGGAACTCCAAATATATTCAGACTTAATTATAGAACAACAGGTAATTCTGATATGTTAGGAGTAAATAGATTTAAAACCTGTGCTTTACAAAATTTTGGGTGTAATTACACTCCAGATGGTTTCTGGGCAGCATATGATGGTGGACAACCAGTTTCTGTGATTATGCAGATGCAATTTGCAGAACTAGAACCAATTTATGATACTGATTACCAGGAAAATAATTTTTCTTCAGGTAGAGATGATTTATCAGTCAGCCCCGATTCAGTAGGATACTAATATGAAATACTTCAGAGAACTTCCAAATTTAGAAGTAGTCAATACAACTAAAAATCAAGTTTCAAACGATGAAACTCTTATTGTCAAAAACTTATTCAAAAGAGCAAAAATTCGTGAAGATCTTCTGAGTGTTTTTACTGCTTTTGATTACTATTATATACAAGAGAATGAGAGACCCGATCAACTAGCAGAAAGAGTTTATGGTGATCCTGAACTAGATTGGGTCATTTTGTTGGCAAATAATATTATTAATGTCCAAGATCAATGGCCAATATCAAAAGATTCTTTCATAAGTCATTTACTAGACAAATATGGATCTGAAGAAGAATTATATACAATCAAACATTACGAAACTCTGGAATTGCGAGATTCCTTCAACAGAGTAGTTTTACCAGCAAAATTAATTGTTGATGAAGCTTTTTATAACTCACCCGCATACCAAGGTATTACTACAAATCCACCAGGAATTACTTTTCCTCCGATTTATGTTCCAGGAACAGTTGCTACTGCAACAGCAACCCTTGCTTCTGGTGGTGTAATCTCAGCAGTTACCAATTTAACTGCTGGTGCTGGTTATCAGGTAGCTCCAGAAATTTCTGTTCCAGAACCTCCAGTAACTATTAATGCTTCTGCAAGTTGTTTAACTAATCAATTCCGAGTAACTCAGATTGTTGGTTTTAGTAGTGGTAGAGGTTATAATTTCCCACCAACAGTTACTGTATCAGCCCCACCAACATCTGTTCGGGCAACGGTTACTTGTGAATTGGGAACTGGTATTGATAATTCATCAGTTACTACTATTACGGGGTTATCTGGTGGGATTGGGTATGGACTTACTGCACCTACAGTTACATTTGATCCCCCAAGTAGAATTTTATATGGTTTATATTTAAATGGAAGTTCTATTTCAATTGGATCTGGACTTGATGGAATGTATGTCAGAGAAGATGGATTAAAAGTTTATAGCTCTAGTGGTATAGGAACAAGTCTCATCAGAGAACATACTCTATCCTCTTCTTGGGATGTGAATACGATTTCATATACTAGAGATTTGAATGTTACTGCAGATTTTTCATATTGTACTGGAATTGAATTCAGTCCTGATGGTACAAAAATGTATGTCTCGGGTGGGCAAAGTTCTTCGTATAAAGTTATCCAATATAATTTAAGTATTCCCTGGAACCTATCGACAGCTTCCAAAACTTATCAAATATCTACTAACCTACCAGGTGGAATTAGATTTAGTTCGGACGGAACCAAGTATTATTTCTTATATAATCAAAATCCAGACGTACTTCAGGAATATGTTCTCTCTACTCCCTGGGATTTGACTACTATAAGTGGACCAGCAACATCAACTTTGAATGTACAAGTCATAACTAATGATGCAGATGTAACGGGATTTAGTTTCTTTGATAGTGGAACTAAACTTTTGGTCACTGGTGGTGGAACTGCGAGTATCTATGAGTTTAATTTATCCACAGCCTGGAATATTTCTACAGCTTCTCTAGTTAATCAACTTTTTGTTGGAGATAAATTCCAATTTCCAAGTGATATTTTTATTAAACCAGATAGAACATCTATTTTTATTTGTGGCGGTACTAATGATGAGTTATATCAATATAACTTGTATTCAACTACTAAAGGAACTACAACTATATCAAATAGTTCAGTAACGGGCATTGACATTACTCAAGCTGGATATGGATATACCGTTGCACCAAACATTACAATATCTTCACCATATCCAGCGGTTACTTCTACAATAAATGCAACTCTGTCTAGTGGTGGATATGTAAATTTAACTATTACCAATTCTGGATTTGGATATACATCAACTCCAACAGTAACCATAGATGCAGCACCAGTTTCCCGAAGAGCTGTATTTCAAACTACAATTAATAACACTGGAGTTTCTGCAGTCAGAATCGTAGATCCTGGTTCTAACTATCTTTCTGCACCATCACTTACGTTTGATTCTCCTGCAGATATATTAAATGTTGATGTAAATGATACCTACAATCAAAGTGGAACAACTTGGAGATGGAATGGAACCGTATGGGAAGAAAAAATTGAAGAAGGATTCCAATACTTAGAACCAACTTCTGGTAATATCGTAAGTGTACAAGGAACTTCTATATCTGTTCCAGTCAGTAATTACGAATATGAAATACAATTAAATGAAGAAAAAAGAAAAATTGTCATATTAAAACCACAATACTTGAGTTTAGTTATGAGTGATTTGAAGAGAATTATGCAATATGATCCTCTCTCGGAAAATTATGTTAATCCAAAACTGAAGAAAACATATAATCCAAAACTTACTGGAGTATAAAAAAAGGGAGGGATCAAACCCTCCCTTTGATTTATCAGGACTCAGCGAGTTTCTGGAAGTAACTCAGTGCGTCATCTGCATCTTCAGAATCTTCTTCATCGGATTGTGCAGAAGAACGAGAGATCTCAAAAGAAGGTGTGGAACGATTTGGTGAAGACTCACCACGACGTTCGGCTTCCCACTGTTGATCTTCCTCTACAGTTTCGGCATCTTGACGTGCAGGAACTTTAGCACCCAGAACATAATCAAGACGCTTCTTCAGATCTTCATAGGACTTGAAGTTCTTTGCAGCACTGAACTCATTCAGATCGTTCAGGTTCTTGTAGATACGTTCCAGTTTGTCATCATCATCCAACAATGCAGAAGATTTGTCAAACTCGGACTTATCGTAGTTCCAGTAACCTTCAACCTTACGGATCTTCAGTTTGAAGTTAGCACCACTCCAGAAATCAAATGGATTGATAGCCTCTTCGTCTGCAAACTGTGGTTGCATTGATTCGGTGATCTTGTCATAGATCTTCTTACCGAACTTATACAGGAACACACGACCTTCATTCTCGGGGTGTGCAGGATCACTCACCACATAGATGTTGGCGTAGTAAGACAGTTTGCGTTTCTGTTTACGAGCAATCTCTTTATCAGAATCCTTACCAGAGTTCCACAGAACTCGGTTATACTCAGACACAGGATCCTTTTGTCCCATTGTGGTCAAAGAGTTCTCAATGAACCACCCACCAGGGCCTTGGAATGCGTGACTCCATACTTGTGCCCAAGGAAGTTCACATCCTTCGGGTGCAGGTAGGAAACGAATGACCGCATAACCATTACCAGCTTTATCAACTTCGGGTTTCCAGAAACGGTCATCTCCACCGGATTCCCCACTATTCAGTTTTTCTACTTGTTTGATTAGTTTTTCAGTCAGTGAACCAGCACGGGACTGTTTCTTAAGATCAGCAAAAGACATTTGTATTCTCCGTATTTAAAGTATTTGGTCTTTGGGACGACTTTAGTTTACCGTAGTGAACCGGGGATGTCAAGCCCCATATAGGATTATTTTTTGGATGGTTTTGCAGCTGCAGTAGGTGCATTTCTTACATAAACTTTCTGTTTACCGAACTCTTGTGAAGTGATGTTTGGTTTACCAGAAACATCCCTTGCAGTTGATAAAGAAAGATCATAACTTGTCTTCTTATTATAATCTCCCGCAGGTCCAAAGTTTCCAGTATCCTGAACAGAAGTTTTTGCAACGGGAGTTACTCCAGGTGCTCTGGTAATATTAAGTTTGGTTCCAAATGATGTAGATGGTTTAGAACTTGTTTTAGATGCATAAGGAACTGCAACTAATTTTTGTTTGTCATCAAACTTATGACCACTTGCAGTTAAAGATCCTGGAGTATCTGCTTTACTATAAGAACTTACATTGACTGGTTTCCAACCATATCTCTTCTGTTCTGCACCAGTGTGAGTTTTTTGAGTAAATTTTCCAGTAGACTTATCAAGAACTCCTGGTTTGTAGTTCTTATATGCAAGAACTTCCGTGGAGGGTTTTGGTGCAGGAGGTTTGGGCATATCAAACCCAAAAAGTTCTTGGACTTGATGAGCTTCTGCAATGAATTGTTTAAACGTCTTCATCAGTCCTTCGGCAATTCTTCTGGGTTTTCTATATTTAGTTCAAACAATAGTGGATGACATTCTTCATCAATCA